CACAATGAGACAAAGGACGGATCTCAAACCATTGTCACTCGATCAGGTATTAAATGGTGAAGATGGCGTGCGTGGTCTAGAACCTATGAATAAGAAAACATCAGCAGGGTTCCCTTATTTTCAGTCTAAGAAAAAGTTATTTGGAGCAGAAGATGGATTGCCACTCACTATTACACCGTCCCTATTGCAAGATTATAATATAAGTGAGAGAGCGTGGTCTGAAAACAAGAGGTCATATGAGGTTTTCCATCAATCACTCAAGGATGAACCCGTTAAAAAGACCAAGACAGTTACTCGCACATTCCAATGTTCTAATTTGAACTTGACTATAGCGCTGAGGAAGTATTTCTTACCAATAGTAACAGAATTAATCACGAAGCCAGATGTTTATGAATTGGCTGTAGGTTGTAATGCTGAAGGACCAGAGTGGCATGCTCTCATGTTGATAATTTCCAAGTATGGTAGAGATAGGATTGTGGCAGGTGATTATAAGAATTATGATCAGCGTATGAGTAGTCAGGTGATTTGCGCTGCGTTCAATATATTGATAGAATTTGCCCATGCGATTGGGTATGCACCCTCTGATTTGGACATGATGAGAGCAATAGCGACAGAAGTGATTTATCCTGTGATTCACATGAATGGTGATATCTTTAAACTTTTTGCATCAGTCACATCTGGCAATAGTCTTACTACTATTTTGAACTGTATTTGTAATTCTCTTCTACACCGTATGTGTTATTTCGGATTAGCGCAGAAGTTGAACATGCAATGTCCACCATTTAAAGTTGTTTGTAGCCTGATGACATACGGGGATGATTGTGCAGATTCAGTGAGACCGGGATATGATTGGTTTGGACATACTAATCGCCAAACATTCTTTGCAGATTTTAATATCATATATACTATGGCGGAAAAAGATCAAGAATCCAAACCATTTATCACACTAGACGAACTGAGTTTTTTAAAACGGCGACCAAAATATAATGAAGATACAGAACTTCTTATGGCACCATTGGATGAAACTTCAATTTTTAAAAGTTTACAATTCCTCACACGTAGTATTCTCACGCCAGAAGAAAGTGTAGGAGTCAATGCCGATAATGCTTTGGCAGCTTGGTTTCAACATGGTAGAACGGTATATGAGGCCCGTGCCCCAATACTGAAGAAGATTCTACAGATGCATGATTTGTATCATTACTCTAAGTGGGCTGATAGGACGTATGATGATTTCTTAAGAGAGTGGAAGAGCAAGTATCAAGAAGGGATGCCTGCGATCTGCCTGGAGCACCC